CGGATGATTTGCCCTAAAAACCAGCTCTCGGAATTGCAGGGCGCCTCATCGGTGCATGCGAGGCGGCGGATGTCGATGTGGCCGGCATACTTGCGGTTGTGCCGCGGCGCCGCTCCTCTTTATAATCCGGCACTCTCCTCTACATAAATACTGATTGAAAAATTAACATCGATATTGACATAAGCCAAGCCCAAGCCCGAGCGCAGGCGGCAGCCTGTGCCGGTGAGCGGCCCCACGTTGACTTGCAGCGAGTTGGTCGACAAGGCGGTGTGCACAACATGCACCACCACGCGCGGGCGGATATAGGTGTGTTTAAAATTGATTTTGTCTGTGTAGGGATAGCCGTTGTCGACCCACATCTCTTTGGGCACATCGATATATTCACACTTGCGGCCGCCCTGGCTGATTTTGCCCTCCAGCTCTTTGATTTTTGCGCCGATGGCGGCGGCCAGCTTGGTGATTTGCCCGGCCAGCATTATTTAAGCGCCTGATTAAACGCGGCCACGAAATCGGTGGCGGTGTCGCCCAGATTAAGCGTTTGCTCAACGGCGGTTTTTTGCGTGGTCGTGAGCTGCTGCGCCTCATCCACGCGCAGGCGCTTGCCGATTTGCTCGGCCATGGCGGCCGCGCCGGTTTTGTCGGCGGCGATATACTCGGCCACCTCTTTAAAGGTGTCGTAGGCGGCATCTGCGCCGTTGGTGAGCTCGTTTTTAAGATCGGTTTTGGCCGCTGAAATCAGCTCGGCGGTTTTTTGGCTGGAATAGGCTTTATCCGCCGCTGCGGCGGTGTCGTCGATGGCTGCGCCGCTGCTGCCGCCGCTGGCGCGCGCCTCGTTGATGGCAGCCACAAGGCTGGATTTATCGGCTGTTTGCAAATCGGCCACGCTGCCGATATTTTGGCGGATTTGTTTAAACTGGCCGCCGATTGCTTTGGCCAGCTCAATCACGCGCTCGCTAAGTGTTACCATTTTTACTCCTAATCCATTGCCAACGTTAAAAAAACCACCAAATCGGGCGCCGGCGCATCGCTTTTTACGGCGGCGAGCCATGCCTCAAAATCGGTAAACGATTTGTCGATATTTTCGGGCTGTGCCACCCATGTTTGATATAAATCAACATCATAGCGCCCAGCGCCTGCGGCCACATCGCCGCGCACCACCTTAAAATCAGTCAGCACGGCTGGTCTCCCGCACAATCTCAATCAACACATCGCCGCTGCTCTCGGCATAGCCATCGGCCTCGCGCACAAACAGCACATCAAAAATATAATCGCCCTCTTTGAGCCGGGCGCATTTATCGGCGGCCAGCGTGAGCAACAGGCGGTTTTCAGGGCGGGTGTGCACCTCAAATTCGGCCACCGCCTCGCGCGCGTGGCGCGGGCGCAGGCGGCACACAGGCTTGACGCCTATCAGGCTGTCGATGCCGCTGCCGGGCGCAATGCCAAACCACATCGATAGCTCGATGGTGTTGCCGCGCTTAAATGGGATGGCTTTTTGGTGCATAAAAAATACCCTTATGATTAAGGGCATTTTAAGTTTCAGACGGCCTGCCAGCAGGCTGCCGCACTACACTACACGCGCTACACGGCAATATCGATTACGGGCAAATTGGGCGCTTGGCCGGTGATTTTGCGGGTGTTTAAATCATAAAACACGCTCTCGCCCACGGCGGCGCTGCCGGTGAGCACAATATCGCGGCCGCCCTGCGTTTTGGCGGCCCAGCTGCCGCCGCCCATATCGGCGCTGATTTTGGCCACGGCCAAATGCTCGCGGTTAAAAAGTGCACTAAATTGGCTATAGATATTCACGGTTTTAACTTTCTTTTAAAGGCCGTCTGAAACGTTTTCAGACGGCCTAATCGTCTAAATAGCGGTCGATGGTTACTGTTTGCCACACCTCGGGCGCGTCGCCGCTGATTTTGACATCAAGCGTGATGCCGGTGACCACGCCCTGCCAAGAGCCCGTGGGCTCGGCGATTTGCCAAATTTGGCCTTTTTGCGCCAGCGGCAGCGCATATTTATCGGCCACAGGCAGGGTAACAACCTCGATTTTGTGGGTGCCGCTCTCGCTCAATGCGGCCAAGCCAGCGGCCTGCAACACATCGTGATCGGTGTAGAGCGCGTGCGAGAGCGCCGATGCGCGCGGCTCGCGTGCTGTGCCCGTGCGATATACATCGGCCGCGCGGCCGCTCAAATGGTTGGCCGACACAAACACACCATTGGCGCGCTGCGCCACGCGGCGGCTGCCGCTGATTTGTGTGATGACGCTGGCCGGCACCACCACATCAGGCTCGGCGGCAGCCATTTGCCAGGCGGCGGCTTTCCAGCGCGGCTTGATGCTTAGCGTCGGCTCGCTGGGGTGGCTCTCCACAAATGCGCCGGCGGCCTGCGCAATATCGCTGATAACGGCCATAGGCGTTTTGTCGCCCGCGCCATACACATCAGCCGGCACCAGCCAATCGGCGGCAGCATAGGCCGCCAGCGTGTAGGGCGTGGCCTTGAGCTGCTCGCGCACGATTTGCTGCGCGTAAATCGGCGCGGTGTAGAGCTGGCCGGCGCGAGTGGCGTAATCCTCGCCCAGCCGCGCGGTGAGGCTGCGCCCTTTGATGGTGTAGGATTTTTGGCCGAATTTGCGCTCATCGCCGCTTTCTTCGGCCAAAATTTTAAACTGCATATCGTTGATATTGATGATAATTTCAGCCTCTGCGCCTTTTTGGCGCGCCTCCATATTGAGGCGCGCAAAATCCTCGGGCGGCAGGGTGATATTGCCTTGCCAGCAATAGCCGCCCATATCGCTGGTGATGGATGCGCTAAGCAGCGTGAGCGGCCGGCCGCTGCCATCGGCGGCGGAAACGTGGTTAACAATCATATAAGCTCTCAAAACAGGGGTGGCGGTTTGCACGCGGCAGGCAAAAGGCAGCGGCAAGGTGGCAGGGTCAGACGGCCAGCGGCGGCGCATCAGCGCCAGCGGCAGATTGGCCGCCGATGGGCGCAGGCCGCAGGCATAATCAGGCTCGGGCGGCTCGGGCTCGGGCACCGGTATATCGTAATAATCGCAGGGCACGGCCAGCGCCGCGCCTAAATGCAGCGAGCGGCAGCCGGCGGCGGGCATGCCTTGGTAATCAAGCGCCAGCTCGCGCACAGCGAGGGCGTGGCCATCATAGGCCAAGCGGCCGCACCAGCGCAGGGCAGCGGCGGGCAGCAGATAAAACCCCGCCGCAGAAGATAGCGGCAAATCGGCAGAAATAGCCGCGCCGTGGCAGCCATAAACCGCAGCGATGGCGCTGGCCATAGCTGATTTATCGGATACCAGCAGCGCAGCCGGGCTGCTTTGCGCGGCCATTTTGCCGCCCAAGCTTGCCAGCCCTTGCGTGGCCGCCAGCATGCAGGCGGCCACGGGCAGCGCCTGGCTGCTCACCGCCGCTTGCGCCACGGCCACCGCGCCCACAGCGCTGCCGCCGCTGCTTTGCACCGCCAATATCGCGCTGCTTAAATAGCGCTGCGCCCATTCTGCCGCCACAGCGTGATAACGTTTGGGCGGCAGAATGGGGCCGTCGCCGCCCGGCGCTTGGCCGTGCAGGCGGGCAAAGGGCAGCGCCAGCGCGGCGCTGTTGCGCGCGGCATCGCGCTGTGCGAGCGGCAGCGCCAACATATCGGCGCTAGCCATCGCCCGCCCCGCCATCGGGCTCGGCATCGCTGCCGTCGCGGATGGATGCAGGCCGCACAAAATCATAGGCCACCGGCTCATACAGGCCCTGATGGTCGAGCGCCATCACAATATAGGCCTGATCCTCATTGAGCCGCTCAAAGCGATAAGTGCCGTCATCGCTTGACCACACATCGGCAATGACACGCAGGCTGTCGCGTGCCATCAGCAGCACGCGGCGCGAAGCGGGCACACCGCCCACGGTAACGATGCCGGTGCCGGTGCCGGCGATAAAGCCCGTGCCGGTGTAATCGCGCGAGCGCCACAGCGGCCGGCGGCGCAGCACCGCATATTGCGGCGTGGCATGGCGCGGCGGACGCCACAGCAAAGGCCGGCGGCCGATAATATAATCCATCACATATCCCACGCAGTGGCATTGATTAAACAAGAAAAATCATGCTGTGGCGACGAAGAATCATCCATTTCAAATTTAATCCATACGTCATCAGAACTGTCTACGTTATAAAGCTCTGTCCCATCTGGAATGCCACCCATGCGGTCGAATCCAAAAAAAATGCCGCCCAAAATGCCGCGAATACCTCCACCACTGCCCGTTTGCTCGAGCAAATAAATTTCAGACGCGGCCAGTCCTCCGCTAATTACATTTGGATAAATACCCCTTGCCGCTCTGGCCAACTCTTTGCCGATTGCATTAGTACCAGCACCAGGCCAAGCAACGAGACCATCATAACTTTTAGAAAAATAAGAATAATATGCCCCCGAAGAACCATAAAGAGGCGATGAAGAGCCGGATGACATATTGTCAGAAGTGCCCGCGTTACTATCGTAGCTACATAAAAAGATATTATTAAAATTATCGGCGGGGGAGGCACTGGCAAAATCGCCGAAATAAATAAAACGTGTCCCAGCGGAATTTGAAGTGTTGACTAAAAAAACAAAAGCACGATCATTACCTATTAGCCACCATTTCTGAATCATCCCGGAACGGTTGTAAGCAAAGTTATAGGTACTAGATGTATTGCCATTATTGTTACTCACAGCATCGGCATGCGTTAAAAAAGCCCTTACTTGAGCCACTCGTTGCTTGGTTTTATTATTAATAACCAAGCAACATTTGGTCGCCTTTACATGGCGGCTGCGGAAGGTAATCTCAAAATCGCTCTCCGACAAAGCCTCCCAGCCCAGCGCGGTTTTGGTGCCGTAGCCGGTGACCAGGCAGGCTTTGAGCACGGTTTTTAAAGCGCCCTCGGCAGAGGCAAGCACGGGCGCGCCGGGGTCGGTGCTTTTAAACACGGTAACGGGGGTGCGGGTAGTGTTAAACATCATGTTAAATCTCCTTTAAAATCAATTTAAAAATCAATCGTCAATCACGGTGTTGCCGCGCAGGCAGGCGCTAAAGCCGTCGCGGCCGCTCTGCTTATCGGGCGTGGGCTGCACGGCGCGCAAAATCCACACCGGCAGCTGCGCCGAAAAAGTGTTGAAGCGCACGCAGTTTCTGGCCGCCCAGCCGCCGCCGAACGCGCCCTGCGGCAGGGTGAAATAGGGCTTGCCGGTGGCGGGGTTGGCGGGTGCCAAATCGGTGAGCGTGTCGCCCTTGAGCACAAGGCCCAGCTGCTCGCCGTAAAGCTCAAATTGGTTTTCGCTGGTAAAAAGCATCAGCCAACGCTGCGTAATCGCGCCGTTGCTGGTGAGCCGAATCGGAAAATCTTTAACGTTGAGCCGCGCCAAGAGCGGGTCGCCGCGCTGGGTGTCGCTCCACACTTTATCCCACGCCTGCTGCGCAAATGGCTCGGTGGCGCGCACGAGCAAATCGCCGCCAATCAGCGCGCTGGATACATAAGTGCGCTCTGCGGGATAAGCGCGGCTCACGCCGAATTGCAGCTTCAGACGGCCTGCAATATCCACGCCCACCACGCGGTTTTCTTCTTCCCATGCCGCATCTACGGATAGCGGCATGGTATAAGCGCTCAAATCGAGCGGGTCGGCAAAAGTGAGCTTGCCGGCGGCCAAATCGGCGCGGTATTTATCGGCGGTAACATGGCGGCCATCGGCATCAATCACGCACAGGCGGTCGATATTTTGGCGCTCGAGCGCCACGGTTTGGCCGGCTGCAAACGCGCTGCCAATGGCCTGCTTGTGCTTGTTGCCAATCACAATCATGTCGCCTTTGCGGTAGATGGGCACACGGCCATCGGGCGGCAGGCGCACCGAATCGATACCGATAATGCTGCTATCGAGCGGGATATAGCTCTGCGTGACCACATTAAAGCGCAGGCTCTCGGGGACAAAAGGCTCCTCGCCCACCACCTCAAAAAAGCCTGTTTCGGTGTCGATGCTGCCCGTAAAGTCGCCGCTCAATTGCTCATCCGCCCCCGCTGCGGCTTGCAGCGTGGTGCCGGTTTGGGCATACACGGTAAAGCTTTGCGGCTTAATCGGCGCGGCTGGGGTGCGGCCGTAATATTGCTTGATGACCATATCGGCGTTGGTGTAGATGCCGGCCACGATGTTGATTGTGTGGCCGCTCAAGGCCGCATCGGCAAACACAAGCTCACCGGCGGCCGAGATTGTGCCCACCGCCGTGCCGTTGCCGGTTTGGTAGTCGATATTTTTATAGAGCGTGCCGCCGCGCTCATAAAGCCGCGTGCCGCCCACGTCTAAAATCCAGCTGTTAAAAATCACCTTGCGCGGATAGGGCACGCCCGCCAGCACATCGACCGCGTAATCGCTGCTTGATATGGTTTTGCTGTAGTCTCCAAGGCTGTCGTTGAGGCCGTCTGAAATAATGGTGTAAGTGGCTGTTTGTTTGACTTTAACGGCCAGCACGCGCGAGTGGTTGCTGCGGCTGTCTACCTTGGTAACGGTGATGGGCGTGGCACCGCTCACAATCTCCTCATCGCTAAACGACATATTGCGCCCTTGCCGCGCCAATGCCGCCTTGGGGATGCTAAACGTGCCGTTGCTTGTGTTGATGGTTGCGCCCGGAATCGGCTTGCCGTCGAGCATAAAAACACCGTCATCGTAAACATAGATGTCGAGCAAAAAGCCCTCGTTGCTCATGGTTACATCGGTGCCAAAAAAATGTGTGTTGTTTTGCACATCCACCAAGGTGGCGCGCAAGGTGATCATGAGCAGGCCAAACAAATAATAATTGCTGTTAACGGTGCCGGTGATTAAATCGCCGTCGTCATTAATGGTTATGGTCCCGACGCGCGGCTTGACAAGGCCGCTCACTCGGCCAAAAACGGCTTTGCCATCAGCCTTATACTCAATCGGCTTTGCGCCGCTAAGCTTGATTTTGCCGCTAAAGTAATCCACCACGCCGGCCACATCGCCGCTGATTTTGCCTTTGCCGTCGTCTTTTGCCGTTTTGGTTTGGCCATCGATAAAGGTTAATTTAAGGCTGCCGGGCTTTACCGGACTTTGCAGCTCAAGCGCCAAATCCACCGTTTTTTGAGCACCGGCGGCAGCCTCTACGCTGCCGGGCTCTGCGCCGCCCACCGCGCTAAACGCATCCAGCGGCGACCAGCCAATCACAATCTTGCTGCCCACATCAGGCAGCGCGGGCAGGCTGATCACGCACGAGCCGGCGCGGGTAACGCGGCCGCAGTTGTTGCCTGCCTCATCGCGCAGGATGTAGTCGCCGCTATCCTTAACAACATACCATTGCCCGCCGCTCAAAAACGACACCGCCACGCTGCCGTTGGCAGGCTTGGGCGAGAGCAAGGGCACCCACTCTGTGCCTTGGTTGGTGTCATCGATGCTGATAATGGCGGTGTAGTTGGCCGCGCTCACATAAGTGGCGGGCACGCCGTAAACGGTAAACGAGGCCATCGAACGGGTGTTGATAATCACGCCGTCGGTGTAGCTCACCGGCAGGCGCACGCCGCTGGGGCTCACGAGCGCGCCCATGCCGTTGTCGGTGTAGCCCGCCAGCTCCACGCTGCCCGGCAGCACCGAGGTGTGCAGATAGATATTGCCCGCCCATGCCTCTCTGGTGGTGGCCATCACTTGGCGCGGCGCGGCCTCAATCCACGCGCCCGCGCCTACGGGGTATTGGTCGGCCCATGCCGTCTCCACCGTGCTGGTGGGCACGAGTTTTTCAAAAATCGTGTCCACCCGCAGCTCGGCATCGCCCTTGCTCAAAGCCGCCACCAGCGGGCGCACACCGAAATAGCTGGCGGTGTCGGCCACTTGCGTTTCCAGCAGCCGCGCTTGGGCGGCGGCATAGCGGATGTCGGGATACTCAATGCCCTTAAAATCGTAAAGCAGCGCGTCGCTCACGGCCATGGTAACCACCCGCCGCTGAAACTCCTGCCCCTCTTTGGTCACAAACGTGCGCACAATGCTTTTAACGTCCATCACGCGGATATATTGGCTATAAGGCGCCACGTCCCGCACATCTTTAACGCTCAAGCAAAAGCGTTGCCCCACCACCGGCAAAGGCTCGTCAAGCCGCTGGTAAACCTGCACCAGGCGGCTGCCTTTGAGCTGCGTGCCTAAAAGCGTCATCGGGCTCTCGATGGTGGGCACGCTATAGGCCTCGATTCGCGGCATAATATCGGCGCGCATCTCGCCATAGTTGAGCGCTTTAAAGGCCAAAAAGCTCACGTTTTTGGCTTGCGGCGGCTCGGCAATCACAAAATGCCCGCCATAAAGCGGCTCGGCATCGGCGCGCAACACGGCGGGATAAACCAGCCGCGCGTCAAAGCTGCCCATGGTGCGGTCGACATCGCTCACGGGCGGGAAAAGCTCGTTGTCCTCGCCGGTGAGCGGGGTGCCAATCATTTGACCGCCGCCGTCGGGGGTGTCGGTGAGGCGCTGGCTGGGGTAGATTTGCAGGTCTTGCTGCGTTAAGCGGGTGGTTTTAGCCATGTTTTAAACTCGTTTTAAAAATCAAATCGTCATTAAATTAATCGTGGCGCGGTAGGGCTCGCCATCGCGCTCGGGCGTGGTGTAGCGCACCGGCTCCACATTGCTCATGGCGCTCTCGTGCAGCCTAAAAATCACGTCAAACTCGCGCCCGTCATAATGGATCAGCTGCATCTCCAGCGCGGGGGTGTCGCTCCAATCGCGCAGCGTGAGCAGCGCGGCGCGGCTGTGCCACGCCCACTCGCCTGTAAGCGTGATGGGGCGGCCGTTGAGCTTTACCCCTTGCTGGATAACCAAGCCGCCCGACAGCGTGCGCTGCGGCGCCGCTTGAGCAATGCGTGACCAATCAAACTCATCAGCCCAATGCATATCCTGCGGCAGCAGCATCACGGCGGCGTTGTCTTTGCGTTTTAATTGCCAATAATCATTCATTTTTTCAGACGGCCTCTCTATTTTTGCCGCGCCACGGCATCGGTGAGCTGGTCAATCACCGCTTTGCCGGCGGCATTGACCACTTTTTGATCGCGCTCGGCCAGCATTTGCGCGAGCGTGTCGTTAAATTTGCCCACATCGCCGCCAAAATTGAGCCGGCTTAAATCAACATCGGGCAGCGGGTTGCCGCTGTTGCTGTTGCTGCTGCGGCTTGGTGCAGGCGCTTGCGCGGCTTTTTTGGCATCAGCGGCGGCCTCTGCACGCTCTTTTTCGCGCTGCTCTTTTTGCTTGGTATAGATTTGGTTTTGCAGGCTCATCGCGCGGTTATATTCTGCGGCTGCCTCGTGCTGATGCCTGGCCGATGCTTGGGCGGCTTTGGCCTGCAAATCAGCTATCTTTTTTTGATGCTCAAGCTGATGGCCCATCTCATCGTTGCCGTTGAGCGCGGCCAGCTCGGCCTCAAGCGATTGGCGCACGCCAACGGCCTCGTCTTTGAGCTCGACAAGCTTAGCCTTGGCTGCGTCAATGCTGGCATTAAGCGTTTTAAGAGTAGCTTGATCGAGCTTGCCGACGGCCTCACCGGCAATAAGCGCAGCACGCGTAATCTGCATCGCACTAAGCGTGCCGCTTGATATTGCTTGATTAAGCTCCTCAATTGCTTGTCGCCCCTCAACAATTGGCTTGATAAATTCTTGTTTTCGGCTGGCTAGGATGCGCTGCGCCTGAAACCAGTCCATCCCGTCATGCACAGCACCGCGCATGGCTTTGGAGTAAGCAATAAACTCCTCTTTTGTCAGCTTGGTGACACCATAAAGCTTGGTATTTGCCTGATGCAGCTGTGTTATCGTGCGCGTACCCTCGCTGGCGGCGCCAGATGCCGATTGATTGGCCTTGGTCGCATCTGCTGTTGCCGCCGCCGAGCGCTTGACCGATTCCTCGTAATTGTTGGCCTCGATGGTGGCTTTTTTGTGCGCATCAACGGCTTTGCGGCCCATCTCTGCGGCTTTGGCGGCAGCCTCATCCGTGGCCTGCTTAACTTGCGCCATCATCTGGTCATATTCGGCGGCCGAGATGGTGCCCGCCTCAAATGCGGCCTGCGCCTCGGCGGCAATGCGCGCAAAATCGGCCTTGTTTGAGGCCTCTTTAAGCGCCTCGCCCATTTGCTCATAAGCCGTTTTGGCTGCCGTTGCGCCATCTTTGGCGGATTTATTGAGCCGCTCCAATTGCTCTTTTGTGAGCTTGGCCACATCGCCGCTCTCTTGCAGCTGGCGCTTAAACGCCTCAAACTCGGCGCGGCTCTCCAGCTTGCCCATCATCTGCTCAAAGCCCGCGCGGATCAGCCGCGTGTCGTCAATACCCGCATCACGCGCCGCCGCGCTTGCCGCCGCCCAATCGGCAAAAGCCTGATTGGCCTTGCTGCTGATGCCGGTGGCGGCTGCATCGGCGTCTACGCCGATTTTTTTAAATGCCTCGGATACCTCGTTGCTTTTTGCCGCCATGCGCCCGAATGCAGCTTCGGTTTTTTTAACAACCTGCTCCAAAAATCGCTGCATCTCAACATCAGTTAGATCTTGCTGCTTTGCCCACTCGTTAAAAAACTTTTGAATCGCCAGCACACCGTCTTTGGTCTCTACCTTGGCAAATGCGTTAGTCATCATTTCGCGCATTTGTTCGGTGGTAATGCCGGTTTTATCTTTGATGTTGTTTAGCGCACCAATCAGCTTTTCATCGGCTTCGGTCATGCCCTCAAACGAGGCCGGTATTGCCATGCCCAATTCTTTATAGGCATCCGCGAGCGCTTTAACTTCATCGCGGGTCAACGCGATGGTGCCGGTTGCCGCTGTAGCCGTCTGCACCTGCACTTCGCCAAGCTCTTGATGGCGCTTTTTCAGCTCGGCCAGTAGCTCGGCCTCCTCCTGCCTGGTGATTTTGGATGCAGCGGCCAAGCGCTTGATTTGTTCTTCTGCCTCGGCAATGGCAGAGCTGGAAGAGAGATTTTTAAACGATGTCTCAATCCCTCGTATTTGCTCGGCGGTGATATGGCTGGATGACTGGGCAAGGCTTTGCAGGTCGGTGATAATTTGCCGTGATGCGGTGCTGATATTTTGCTGTGCATCAACAGCAGCCTGTTGCTGTTTGGCAAAACGCGCGGCCGATTCATCGGCGCGCTGCTGCTCTTGCAATTGCCGTTGTTGTTCTTGAAGCGTTTTAAGCCGCTCCGCCTGTTTTTCATACTCCTGATTGGCTCGTTCCAGCTTTTCGCGCTGGCTGTCTAAAAAGGGTAAAAACTCTTTAAGCGATTGGATACCCCGCTCGGTTTGCTTATACCAGCCGTCGCCGCCCGTTTCTTCGATGAGTTTGATGTCATGCTTGAGCCGCAAAATGGCATCGCGGCTCCTGTCTGCCGCTTCGCGCGTGGCCGCCAAGGCCGCATCGACATCATCCAGCTTAAGTGGCAGCCCCTCACGCATGCGGTCCTGAAGGGCGATAAAAGCCTTATCAGCCTCGGTTATCGCATTTTCCATTTCGGCCAATTGCTTGCCGACGCTGCCCGCTTTATCGGCAAAAAGAGTTAGCGCAGCAGCGGCTGCTGTAATCACCAAGCCGATCGGATTAGCAGCAATCAGCCGCAACGCCGCAGCCAAGCCACGAGCAGCCAGCGCAGCGCCTGCCATTGCTGTTTGCTGCGCCGCTGCTGCTATCGTCATGCCGCGCGTGGTTGCAGTTGCGGCAGCCATGCTGGTACGCAGCAATCCGAGCGCTGTTGTGGTTTTTGCCGCCCCGGCAGTAATCGCCGTAGTGGCGGTAACGCCCTCCATGCCCATTAAGCGTGCGGCGGCCCCAAATGCCATTGCTGCCACACGGGCGCCAGCCAAATACATTGCAAATTGGGTTAGTTGAGGGTATTGCTGCGCCAAGCGGGTGACGGCATTAGCGACACCGCCCACGCCATCACTCACCGCAGAAACGATGGGCAGCATGGTAGCGCCCAGCTCTTTGGCCACGTTAACAATGGCAATCTGCGCCTGCTGCACCTTAGCCGATGCATTGTTCATTGCATTTTGAAACTCTTGCTGCATCGCGCCGGCGTATTTGGATTTGTCGGCCACCAAATTCAACGCTTTGTCATACTCGTTCAGGCTACCCACCAGCAAGGCGATGTCGTCGCTGTACTCCGTGCCAAACATCTGCGACAAGGCAATAGAGCGGCTTTGCTTGTCGAGATTTTCCAGCGATTTCAAAAAGCTATTTAAGGCTTGCTGCGGATCGGCGGCAATATCAGCGGCCATTTTGTCGGCGGAAAGGCCGATAGCCCTTAAGCCCTCTTGGAATTTATCACCCTGCACTTGGGCGGTTTGCAATTTTGATAACAAGGCATTAATAGCGGTGGCAGCCACTTCGGGCGGCTTGCCAAGCGCAATCATGGCATCAGCCAGCGCAGCCGCCTCCTCGGCAGCCAAGCCGAACTGTTTGGCATTACCGCCGATGCGTGTCATGGCGGCAACAATGTCTTTTTCTTTGGCGGCAGTATTGTTGCCCAGCAGGTTGATGGCATCGCCGAGCAGCTCTACACCTTCAAGGGGCAAATCAAACACATTAGTAAGCTTGGCAGCGGCTTCGGCGGCGGCTTCGGCGCCAATATCAAACGCCACCGCCATCTTGCCCGCCATTTCGGTAAATTGGCCGAGCTTCTCCAGCGGGATGCCCAACTGGCCGCCCTGTGCGGCGATTTCCGCCACGGCTTCGGGCACCATGCCCAATTCAAAGGCCAGATTTTTAATTTGGCCGCTCAAGGCTTCCATTTGCTGGGGCGTGCCGTCCACCACTTTTTTTACGCCCGCCATGGCGCGCTCAAACTCCATTGCCTCTTTGGTGACATAGGCAATACCGCCCGCCTTAGTGACCAGGTTGCCGATTTCGCCCACCATCTCGGAGAGCGGCACTTTGGTGGATTTAAGGCTTTTTTCTAGCTCATTGATTTTTTTGCGGTGTAAATCAGATGCGCGCGCGAGCTCCTCTTGCGTGAGCGTGCCGCTGGCTTTGAGATCGTTAAATGCTTTGTTGACTTTTGCGATTTCGGCGTGGGCCTTGTCGTCGGTGTCGATGCCCAGCACTAAGCGCGCATCGGCCAATGCTTTGAGCTCTTGCGCCTCATCATTGAGCGCGTCCAGCTTGGCGGCGGCTGCTTGGCTGTCTGCGGCCAGCTTTTTTTCGGCGGCTGCCAAATCTTTGGCCGATGCAGCCGCGCCATCCATGCCGGCGTCAACATCTTTCAGACGGCCTGCCAGCTCTTGGCTCTGTTTGCCCACGGCCTGCTGCTCTTTGCCGAGCGCGGCCATATCTTTTTGCTGCTTTTGGCCGCCATCGCCTTGCAACTCTTTATCGAGCGCGTCCATATGCCGGCCGGTGGCGGCCATCTCTTGGCCGGCGGTCTCAAGGCTGCCCTCAAGCGCAGCCATATCTTGCTGCTGCTTTTTGCCGCTGTCTCCCTGCAAAGATTTATCAAGCGCAGCGGCGTGCTGGCCGGCGGTGGCCATTTCTTGGCCGGCAGCCTCAAGGCTGCCCTCAAGTGCGGCCAAATCCTGTTGCTGCTGCTTGCTGCCATCGGCCTGCAAGGCTTTATCCAGCTCGCCCATGCGCTGGCCGGCGCCGGCCATCTCTTGGCCGGCGGCCTCGAGGCTGCCCTCAAGTGCGGCCATATCCTGCTGCTGCTTTTTGCCGCCATCGCCCTGCAAAGATTTATCAAGCGCAGCGGCGCGCTGGCCAGTGTCGGCCATCTCTTGGCCGGCATTTTGCAGCTCATCGCCCAAATCTTGATATTGCTCAATCAGCGCCTGCTCGCTGGCAACATCCTCAAGTTCCTGCCTAAGCTCTTGCGCGCGCTCGGCAAAATCAGTTGTGTCCACACCGGCCGCTTGCAGCTCTTGCTGCAAACGATCGATGTTTTCAAGGCCCTCAACCAATGCCTTGATTTTGATGCCCGCCTGAATATCTGCGCCCGCCATTATCAACCCGTTAAAAATCTGTTAAATTACAGGTTTTATTGTCTTATTTTTAACAGCCGGCACGGTGTCGGCTTAATTCACTACGGGGGGAGATGTGCAAAATTATTATGAGATTCTTGGCATCACGCCGGCGGCATCGGCGGCGGAAATCAGCGCGGCCATTAAAAAAGCAGCCGAGCGCCAAGCGCTTGATTTGGATGTGCTCACGGCCTGCCGCAACCACTTGTTTGATAATCAGGCACGGCAAGCCTATAACCAACAGCTTTTTGCCGCCCGCCCCGAGCTGCTGGAAGAGGTAGCCCTCGAAGCACAAGCGCGCGCAGCGGCCACTGCAGAGCGAGAGGCGCGGCAAGCAGTTATTGCCGCCAATCCACCAAAAAAAACCAGCCTGATTATGATATTTGGCGGTGGTTTTATATTGTTGTTTTTATTGGCTACAATCTTTAGCAACAAATCGCCCCAAAAAACTACCCTTAGCGAGTTTAGTGCACAAGCGGCTTGCCAAGATGTGATAACCGATCGTTTAAAAGCGCCATCAAGCGCCAAATTTGGCGGCTGGCAGCACAAAGCAAACGGGGATGGCAGCTATACTGTGAGCGGTTATGTTGATGCTCAAAATAGCTTTGGCGCACCGCTGCGCAATCATTTTAGCTGTGCTGTACGCGATAATGGCAACGGCAATGCAGGCATTACAATCAACGGGTTTTATTGATTATGGATACAATAATGGATAAATTTAGAACCATGTCCGCAATGCTGCCGATTATAGTTATTGCGGCCATTAGCGCGGGCGTGCTGATTGGGCAGCTTGGCCGCTATTGGGCTATTCGGCGCGGTGATGTGGATACGCCGCGCGAAGCCGGCAAAGTGGCGTGGCGCTGGGGGCTTAATGGCGCTTATGCCTTTACCGTCGGCGGCGTGGTGCTGATGTGGCATTTGCTTTTCGGCGTGTTTTAACTGCGCGTTAAAGGCCGTCTGAAACCCCATTCAGACTTTGGCACACGGTGCCGCCATGTATGCTTTGGGCGGTGATTGCCGCGTAGGCAAAGATGAGTCTAAACGCCGCTGCTACCGCATTAAATATCTGGCCGAAGCAAACCGCAACCGCCACGCCGGCATCGACACAAGCGGTTATGATTACCTGTAAAGCCAGCAACAAAAAAAAGGCCGTCTGAAAACGTTTCAGACGGCCTTTTTACATGGCGCAAAGCCTAACCGGCGTTGCTGTAGCTGGTAAAGCTGTAGGACGAGGTTTGACCATCGGCCAGCACGGCGGTGCCTTTAAAGGCGGCCTCGGCAAAGTCATCGCCAAACCAATCAATATCACCATCGGCGGCCAGCACGGCATGCGGGATGTGCAACACACCCGCCTCACCGGTTACGCGGTTGCGGCCGTCTACGATAATCTCTAAATCCAAGCTGCTCAAGGTGGCGGCATCGATTTTAAAGCCGCCGCCGGCGCGGGTTTTGTAGCTCACTTTAATGCTGGCGCCGTCTTGCACGGTGCTGTCGGCGGCCACGCCGATCAGGCCGGCGTTGTCGTTGTAGATTACTTTATCGGCATCGATGGCTTGGTCGCCGCCATCTTTAACCTTGATGCTGGCAGGGTCGATATTGCCGTGTTTGAGCTTGTAGAGTTGGCCGCGCTTGCCAATCACCACCTCCTCGTCGGTAACGGTTTGCGCGCCGGCGGCGATGATGGCGGCCTCGCCCATCAAGGCCATGGCCAGATTGGTTTTGTCAAACGTATCCATTTTCAGGCCGATTTCGGTCGGCTTGGTGGTTTTGAGGCTGTCGAGCGCTTGGCCGTAGCTGCCTTTGCGTTTAGACACGCGGTCTTGCGTGTCGGTGGCGGCGGCGGTGGTCAACGAGGTGGTGTTGCCCACATCCACAAAGCCGCTTTCGGGGATTTTGCGATTGCGCATTTTTACATCGCCCTCAAAAATCAGGCCGTTATCTGCTTGGCGTGTCATAGTGTTGATTCCTTTCGGTTTTTTACGGGGTTAATTTGATGGCCACGGCGGTCTCAAAGCGCATCGGGAAAAACGCATAGCCCTCGTGATACATGATTGGCAGCGCGGCGCGCGCGCTGAAGGGGTCGAGCGTGAGCGCGCGGCCTTGCTCGTCTTGCGGCCTAAAGCCTTGCAGCGCGGCCTTGATGGCGGTGATGGTCTCGCCCACGCCATCGGCGCCGTATTGCATGTGGCCGGGGTTGTATTGGCGCTTGGTTAAAATCACGCTAAAGCTCAAGCGCTCGCGCAAAAGCTGGCGGGTGGCCGCATCGGCATCGGGCGTAAAGCCGTCAAACACCACATACACGGCGCCATCAATAGGCTTTAAGCGCTTATCGCTGCTCAAGGCCTCAAGGTCGGCCGCCTCAAGCACCTGATGCACACCCGGCACTTGGGCCAAGCGCGCGAGCAAGGCGGGGTAGCAGGCCAATACGTTTTGATACATGGGCAATTGGCTCATGTGTCGCTCCAAATGGTATCCAGCCAATCGGTGAGCGCATCGCGGATGTCGTCTTTATCCTCGGCGCTTAGCCCAAAAATCGGCCGTGCAGGCATTTTTTTGGTGCCCAGTTGGTGATAAACGGCATAAGGCTGGCCGGTGCCGGCCATGGCCATATCGGCTGTGGCGTGGCTGGTGATGCGGCGCATCAGCCCCTCATCGGTGAGGATGCCGCGGCCGAGCGAGCCTTTTTTGCCCTTGATTTTTTGGGTGGCCTCGGCCAAGGGCGCCCACGCCTGGCCATCGGGGTCGGTTTGCGTCTCAAAGCGCTTGCGGCTGCTGTTTTCGAGCAGCGCGGCCACGGCGCTCATCGGCTCGGTGAGGTCGCCGCCCAGCCGTGTACGCAGCGTGTGCAGGTGCGCGGCAATCTCGGGCAAAGTGGTGTCAATGATGAGTTGCATGCCAGCCCTCCGGCTCGTTGCCGATTACCGCATATTGCGTGTCGGCGGCGCTGTCGGCGGGTGCGGCCGCATCCAAGCCCAGCAGGCGCGGCTCTTTGACTAGGCTCTTGAGCCAATCAATCGCGGCTTTATAGCGCTTATCCACAATATCGATGTCGCCATCTTGATGCAGATAATAGCGGGCGATGTCGCACACTTTGAGCGCCAGCACGCGCGGCACAGGCTCGGCCAAATCGCGATAGCCGGCGGCGGCCAGATAGCT